AGGTTTTGATTCAGGAAAATAAGGGAGGGGTTCTGAATTTTTAACTGCCCACATAATCAACCGTTTCCGGTTTTGCGGAACCCCGTGATCCGCCGCGTCTAAAATTAACCAATGATAGCGATATCCACAATCAATTAGCGATCGCAATATCGCCTCAAAAGTTGGTGATTTTGCATATCCTGGGACGTTTTCGAGAACCACCCATCGAGGGGATAATATGGCAATATAATCACAGCAATAAAGCCCCGCATCTTTATCTTTATGGTCAGGAATATCACCCCGCCGTGCATTGCTGTATTGTTGGCAGGGGGGACTCATCCAAAGTAGATCAACCCGCTCCATGAGATGAGTGCGAATTTCACCAACACAAGAGTTGAATACTTTGGTATTGGGGAAATTTAATCGTGCTACTTCTGCAATTTTAGGATCTCGTTCGATCCCCCAAATGGACTCAAAACCCGCGGCTTCTAACCCCAAATCTGCACCGCCTCCGCCCATGAATAATGTTGCGAATGTTGGCATTAGAAACCCTCCTCAACAACTGTTAAGCCACAGCCGGGGAGTAGTAAATTAGGATCGTTTGATGAACTCAACATCACCATTCCAGAGGGTAAGCATTCTTTTACAGTGAGGATTACATTGCCAAAATTCTTGTCTGTAGTTTTGACATGATCGCCTTTCTGGAAAGCGTAATTTCCGAGGGGGATTTGTTCCCCTTTGACCATCTGAATAAATAGTTTTATCTTGTCCGAGTCTAAGGATTCTGCCAATCCTTTCGTCCACTGAATTTTGATTTTATTCCCCCGGCACATAATCACCCGTCCGATGTAACGGCTATCCTTTTTTAATTGCACAATATCAGTTTTTTTGAATGGGGATGAGTCGGAAATCTCCTCAAAGTCTAGGGTTTCTGATCTGTGCCAACTTCCCTCTTTACAGTTAGTTACTTGACAGGTTTGTTTTAATACATTGAAACTTTCAACTCGCCATGCTGTACCTCTTATTAGATAAGATGGGCGGTGTTTGTGTGGGTCAATCTCTACCCACTCACCAACTTTTAAAACTCTTTCAAATATCTTGGTTGTTACGGTCATGTCAATCTCCTTTGTTGGGTTTAATGGAATTAATCAATCAAGGGCGCGGTCAAGATTAAGCGGTTAATGAACGGGCGGATTCTGGTCTACCATCACGTTTTTTCATCTCCCTGTCTTCATTTAATAAAGCAATAAACCAACGAACCCCATCGTCTGAGATTCCGTTTAAACAATCAGGATGCGAGAGGATGTATTCCACTAAATGATCATTCCGAATGTAAAACTGTCTTGTGCCTTCAGAGTGATGTTTTAGCCCGTTATTTATCCATCCACGAATCCTTTCTCTTGAAAATCCTAGTCCTATAAAAACTGCCGTGGCTCCATACCAACCACTGTTAGGTCTTAGGCTTTGTCCGAGATTTAATAACTTATTTTGAACGGATAATATTGTTCGCTCTTGATAGCCTTTTTTAACGGCTAGTTGATTATATCGAATAACTAATTGGGTGAACGGTAAAGTTTCTGCTAGTGCTATCAAGGTTTCAGTTTCCTCGTGTGTCCATATCCAACTTGATTCCTTTAGGTTGTTTCTAACCTTTGAATATTTGATATCAATAGATGCTTTTGTTCTCCCTAAAATTTCAGCAATCTGCGCATGAGTTTTTTTGCTGTCTTTTAAAAGTAGAAGTTGTTCTATCTCAGCTTCTGTCCATGTGTTCTTGTAATTTTCTAGCATTCTCAAACTCCTTGATAATTAGTGGGTTTCTATCTTGACCTCGCCATATTTTTAAACTGAGTAAACTGGGAATCAAATAATAACTTAACCGTTCCGGTGGGGCCGTTGCGATGTTTGGTTAAAATGATTTCAGCTACCCCGGCTTCTGAACTGTTGGGATTGTAGTAATCATCTCGGTAAATCATCATTATTAAATCCGCGTCCTGTTCCGTTGATCCCGATTCTCTCAAGTCGGACATCATTGGGCGTTTATTAGTGCGTTGCTCAACACTTCGATTTAACTGAGATAAGACAATAACAGGGACGTTTAAGTCCTTTGCCATTCCCTTTAATCCCCGTGTAATTCTTGACAATTCCTGCACCCGATTCTCGCTACCACCATCCATTAATTGCAGATAATCTATTAGGATTAAACCTAGTTTTCCATCGTTTTCGGCTTGCAGTTTTTGAGCTTTTTTCTTAATTTCATTGACAGTAGGGTTCGAGGTATCGTCAATAAAAATCGGCAATTCTGCTAACTTACTAATCGCCTCTGTTAACGGCTCCCACTCATCTTGCTGAATATTTCCCGACCGCAGCCGCGTGCTTTCGATTTTTGCTTCCCCTGCTAAAAGTCGTTGGACTAACTGACCTTTGGACATTTCTAAACTGAACACCGCAACGGGTAATCCTTTTTTAGCAATCTTAAAACCAAACTGGACTGCTAAGGCTGTTTTTCCCATTGACGGCCTACCAGCCACAATAATTAAATCTGAACGTTGAAAACCTCCTGTCATTGCATCTAAATCATAGAAACCGCAGGGAACACCGGGGGGAATTTTGCTTTCACTCCGATCTTCAATTTCCTGAAAGGTATCAATCAGGGTTTCACCAATTGAAACTAAATCTTGCTGACTTTTCCCCTGGGAAATATTGGCAATTTGTTCTTCTGATTTTTGAATTACAGTCTCTAAAGGTTGACTGGTATCTTCTGCTAGTTTGATAATTTCGTAAGCAGATTCAATTAGGTTTCTTCGGGTTTGTTTATCCGAGATTAATAGACCGTATTGATCGATGTTTGTGGCAGAAACGGTGCGCTCTAATAGTCGGGTTAACCCTAATTGCCCCCCGGCTTTTTCAAGTAATTTCTGATCGGATAACCAAGTTGTGACGGTCATCAAATCCGGTGTTACTCCCTCGGAATATAAAGCTAAAGCTGCCTTATAAATCGTTTGATGCGATCGCAAGCTAAAAGACTTAGGTTCTAATGTTTCTGCAATTCTCCCCATAGCTTCGGGGTCTAAGAGAATGGCTCCTAAAACAGCTTCCTCAGCCTCGACGTTTTGCATGATTACTGCTTCCATTATTTCGCTCCGTTTAAGTTTTTACTCATTTTTGTGGCGATCAGGTTATTTAGAAATTCCTGATTTTTTACCCGTTGTTCCTCTGAAAGTTCTGGCTTGAGTCCATTGGGTTTGAATTCCCGTTGCTCAGGGGGAATGATTTGCACTGGGCGCTCAAATTCTCGCGGGGATTTTCGGTAGGCTTGCCAGTGGATCTTGAAATCGTTGCTCAGGTATTGCAGTTGGGTACTTTCAATCGATCCAAGGTGAGATATCCCACCGAGTTTGAAAATTGCGTACTGGGTAGCATCATCCAAATTATTTAACGGGAGGCGGTTAGCGAGCGATTCTAGGCATCTTGACCAACAATTAGATACTAATTCACGGTCGGACTCTTTAACGAGGTTTACAAGCTCTTTACCCGTGGGGCATTGTCTAAGATTGAAAATCGCCTCCCAGATTGCCATCTCAAATTCTTCTGCCGATAACTCTTGACTGAGTTTGTCAAACCAAATCTCGTACTTGAGTTGTGTAAAAATCGCGTCGGGAAAGTTTTCTTTCAGGTTTTCAATTCCCTGATCAAAGATTTCATCGTTAAGCTCGGTCATGGTTAAGCTCCTAATTTTTGTTCGCGTTTGGCTCTAAGGATGGCGAGGCGTTCATCCTTAGAAAGCTCGTCAATGTTTCGGGTCTGAGTTGATTTGCCACCGCTAAACTTGGCTTTTGCTTTGAGCCAACTTTCGGCATCGGCAAGAATTTTTAGCGGTTCGGATTTCCACTTCTGAGCTAGGGAAGATTTGGCGTGGTTAGAGTTGCAATCCTTCCCTCTGTAATGGGTGCATTTGCTTAACAGCACCCGGTAATATTCCAAAAATTCAGGGTCGGGGGAACGCTCACCTCTCATGGCTCCGGTCGCCGCAATTTGTTTCCAGGTCGCCATATTTTCTGCGGTTGTGTCTGTTGGCAGAAATCGAGAATCGAACTCGACGGCGGCGGGATGTTTGATCTCAGGAGTAGGAAGATGGTTTTTAACAGGTGGGTCTTGTTCTGGGCTTTGGTGAGGAGTCAAGTCCTCTGTACCCTCTTGTCCGTGGTCTTCGTTTGAAACTAAAACGGCTTCGTTTGGAATCCCCCCCCACTCCGATTCCCCTTGGGGGGTAGGGGGGTCTTTTGAATTTAAGACTTGAATATTTAGATCATGAATTATATAAAGATCAGAGTTTAAATCTGAACTCTGTACACTGTTTAAATCTAAACTCTGGCGGTTTAAATCTAAACTCTGGGAGAGGTTTGAATTTAAACTCTCATCGTTTATATCTAAACTCTGGGATTTGGTTTTCCTTTTGGAGCTAAAACCCTTACTAGCCTTGGCTTCCCTCAATGATTGCTCTACTTGTTCAATGTTGAATCTGTAGAGAAGGGTTTGATCTCTAGGGATTGAACTAGGTTTGCTTTCGATGAAACCCTTATTTTTCAATAGCTTCAAAGCCTCGATCACTTTGTTGCGCTTAAACGTCCCACAGATGGCATCGACAAAGGTTTGAATCTTTTCATAGAGCCACTCGCTAGGAACCGGAGTAATTTGACCCCCGTTTTTGATTGCCTCGGCGTTTTGTTGCTCTATTCGTTCAATCTCCCTGAATCGGTGGGCTGTCCAATACTCTAAGGAATGCAATATCTGAGCCGCGCAAGCATCCCCAGTTATTTCGAGATAATCAACACGGACAACGGAATAGCCGCCAAAATGCTCGTCAATGATGCTGTCAATCATGCTCCCCCCAATCGTTTATAAGCTGGTGGGCGAGGGTCACAAATGTATTGCTTCCTATCATCTGGAAGGACTCGAAGGTAGTCATTTTTCAATCTCAAGGATTCAAAAATCAAATACTCCTCTACCCAATTACCACTCAGAAGTTGCCACCGGAAAAATAATAAATAATCCGTTTTGTAAAGCTCGGACAAACTCTCTAATACCGAGTTATCATCTGTTTCTGAATGCCAAAGATCGTTAACTTTTAAAACCCACGGGGTAGGGTGGGAAAGAATAAAAGCCAGTATTGCGTTTGCTTTGGGACTTAGCCGACAATCGGTAAGGATTGAGCTTGTTCTATCACCGCTTCTAATGACAATCATGCAGCCTCCACTTCCCACTTACTGGGATGTATTAGTGAAATAAAACTTCTCATTCGCGTCTCCCTTCCCCACGTTTAGGGGATTTGCTATCTGGTGTTTGTTCAGTTGCTGCAAATTTGCCATACTCAAACCCTTGAGTTTTTGGCGGTGGGGTCTTGTTTTCTCCCCTTCCTCTGTTGACTGATTCCAAAGCCAGTAATGGCAGCACCATTAAAGCCAGGACTGTGACCGTTGTTATTGAGATTTGAAACATAATTGGGTTAATTGTTAAAAACTATCGGCTAAATCTAAACCACCGCTTCTTATAGCTCGCTCCAGTACCTCTGATCTTGTGATCCCAAGGTCTAGGGCTTTTTGCCCTAACAGCCTTGCTGCGGAGTCAGTGAGCATCACTGACCGGGGGATCTTCTTTTCCCCATGTACCCATTCGTCAGGTCGTTCTCGGAGTTTCTTCTTAATCATCAGCCCTTTCCTCAGTTGACAATATTTTGACTATATCACATAAAAAAATATTTATCAACCCCTTGACATAAATTTTTATTGGTGCTAGATTTATTTACATAAAGCCAAAAGCGGTCAGCACCCGACTTGATATCAGTGCTGACCGCTTAGGGATAAACCCAACTAAACCATGATAGCAACAACCGTCCAAATTAATCAAGTCCAGACCGCGCCCGCCCCTCTGATTTCCCCTGAAGTTATGGCACTGGCACTAAACAAAGGAATAGCTGCCCAGGTTATTTCCTGGGATACGTTTGGGGAAATCAACCCTACACCTGACGCAATTATGGGTATTTTTACTAATCACGACATTTTTAAATTTGTATTAGCAGATGGCGGTGCGATTCTGATTGGGGCTGATCAGTTCCTAAATTATTGGGAACAGATTCAACAATCAAAACCTGTTACTGAACCCTCACCCTCTCAAGAAACGATTGTGGCACTAGCCAAACAACAGGGAACGGCAGTTTATGCAGGCTGTTGGAAACTGGGTTTTGTGGTTCAGTACAAATCTGATTATTATGCTGTTTCCGAGATGTTAGTTCACGGAAAAGGGTATCAATACAGCACGTCCCGCCATAGCTCATTTCAACTCGCCGCCGACTGCTTAATTGAGCAGTCATGGACTGAGGAGGAAAACCGCTATTAATACCCATAGAACAACCGAGACCTGAACAAGTCCCTAAAAGGTTCAACAAAGCATTAATTATTTAAGGCAAAAAAAAATGAACAGTAACTACATCACGCTGGGAATCGAACCCTTAATCTTTGACACCTACCAAGAATTTAAAGAATGGGTGGGAGAGAATGGGGAAAATCCCACCTTCAGATGTGAAGGAATCATAGGATTTCCGAATAAAGAAGAAACTGATAAATTTAACCGAGTCTATCGGATCGAATATCGTTACGACAACGGATCGGTGAAATATTACAAATCCCACGAGGAGGTGGCGTAATGCATGTTAAGCAGTTGGCTGAAAGATTCGTCGAATTAATAGAAGAACGCGACTTCATTGTCGAGTTCAACGAAACCTATAACGACCGATGTATTGAGATTGACGATGTTTTGATCCCTGCAATTATTAAGCAGATTCCACAGGGAACAATGAATGAGTTTAACGAATTAATTAATTCAATTCTTGGAGAAAACTAACATGGACAGAAAAAATTTAGATAGAGCCTATGAGATCGGATCTGATCGTGGATCTAGTTTAAGTCTGGATTATTTTTTAAATCCAGCGGGGGACATTTTTATCAAGAACCCCAACGATTCAGGGGGAATTATTCTATTTGCTGACGGTAGCGACAGATTCTTTTCTGAAATGCCGGATGACGATTTTTGTCCTTTTGATATGTACAAAGCACGCAACTAATAATCACCCTTCCCTTACGCTTCATAAATACCTTGATTTGTGAAGCGTTGGGGCGGTGCGATTAAGCCCGAATAAACCTAACAGAAATCCAATGAAAACCACAACAAAAACCACTGAAACCGAAGTTATGCAAACTGAAATTAAACCAATGGACGAGGGTAAATCCGTCATCCGTGATGAATTTGCGTCTGAGGAATACATCAATCCAGATGCAAAACTTCCCCGCATTCAAGCCATGCGAGGGGAAGACCCGTCACAATGCGGTTATTTTATCCCCATTGATCAAGCCGCAAAAGCCGGATGGTTAAACTTTGACGAAAAAACCCTTATTGATTATGCCTTTGCAAGTGGAGACAAAAAAGAACAAGGGTTGCTGTTCACGTCAATGCGCGCACTCGTTTGTCCTCGGACTCCAGTTCTGGCATTAGATAAAGCCGCGACAAAAGAACAAGAACATATTGTTTTTGCTGGTTATTACAAGAAAGCTATTCACAAAGAAAATGATAACTTTCAAAACTTCCAGGCGTTCGACATCATCTTACTTGACGAAAATAACAAGCCGTTGCACCAAGTACCTTTAAGCCTCAAATTGAAAGGCGCGGCTCAAGCTAGTTTTTCAATTGAATGGGGAAAATTTATCAGTGACTTAACATCGTGCCACGCCATAGTTAATGGCATTCCCGCTAGTGAAAAAACACAGATGTTCAAGTCCCTTTGTGTTTTTGCTTTTACTACCAAACGCGAGTTAGCAGGGGATAAAATAAAAAGTCCCGCGTGTAAAGTTGTGAGCTACGAAAAGCCCACACTAGAAACATGGAAAAACTACTTTGTTGGCTTTGATTCTGAAGTTAAAGATTTTTGTATCCAAGGATTACAGCCTAAACGCCCCTTGATTCAACCCGAACAAATTATGGCGGCGCTACCCCCTGTTAGTGATGTGGAAGCATTGGCGGCTGCGGGTATTGATTTCTAGTAATTGCCTTGACTCTTAACTCAACTCCGGGGGTGAAATTCCCCCAATTCAAAACTCTACAACACAGAAATTATGAACGCATCAGAAGTCCGAATAATAGCTTCAAATTATGACAAGGATTACTGCGCGATGCCAGAAGGTGTCGAACTTTGGGGAACAAGAGAGGGGGATTGGTGGTTAACAGGTATCAAGTGGTTTCTATTAAAGGGAAACACCATTCTTTCTAGTCAGTACCAGCCGCCCTGCGAGAGTGAGAAAGAGGCAAAACGCCTCCGAACCAAATGGATTAATGAGTTAATGAGAGCAGGAGAAGGGCTATGAACACATTAGTTTTAGCCATTAAAAGAAAATGGTTTGACATGATTGCATCGGGGGTCAAAAAAGAGGAATACAGAAAAATCGATCCTTATTATGATGTCCGATTTGACAAACCCATCACCCATATTGAGTTTAGAAACGGCTATGGCTTAAAAGTTCCATCATTCACTATTGAATTAATAGGAATTACCAAGGGCATCCCCAAACCTGAATGGAGTGATGGAGAGGAAACTATAGGACAGGAAACAGAGGTTTTTATTCTTGCCTTGGGGGAGATTGTTGAGGTTAATCCGTCTTCAGGGGAATTGGCGATCGCATAACTTCAACTCAACAGAAAGGAGGTGATGTTTAGACAAAAATCATTTAATCGTTTGTGTTTGTGTAAGTAAGACGAGTGGCGGGGTAGGAAAGACCCTTGAACTACCCTTTTTTTAACAAATTAACAGGAGGACAATGAGCGAATTTAAAGGCTTTGTAGTCAAGAATAGTTTAGGTCAAGTTGTATTTTCAAGTTCAAGACACAGCGAAGCTAGAAAGGAATGTGAAAGGTTAAACCTTCTAGGCAATGACAAGTTTTTTATTGAGGAAAACTGGAAAGGTACACCAGTTTCGGTTATTACAAGGACAAGGAGAATATGAGAAAAACAATTACAACACAGACAATTTATGGACTAGGAAAAGCTCAAGCCACAGCTAGAAAATGGTTGGCAGTTAACCGACTTGATGATGATTATTGGGGGATAACTTATATTCCGTTTGGGGTACGTTTTCCTGGTTGGTTTGCTACAAAAAGAGATGCGATCGCAGCGTCAAAAATAGCAAGGAGAATATTCCCTTATCCAATCAAAAATAACGAACACCTGATGCCAACAGAGGCGCAGTGGTTTGAGGTTTTAAAAGACAATGCAATTCCATTTATTAGATAGGAGAATCTCATGTTACAAGTTGAACCCGAGTCTGAATCAATTGATAACGTTATTCAGTTTGCAGACAAGTCCCCTGTTGAAAAGAATCAGGGAACAATGATGAACAAACAGGGAAAACTACACTTAGACATCTATAACTTGCAGTGTGACTTGATATCAGGGGGGATCAATAAATTTACTTACATCCTCTATATGATTCGCCTTCTTTATGGGACTGAGAAGGATATAAAAATCACCCTAGAGAATTTAATTGAAGTCCTGAATTGTGATGGAGTCACCCCATTGGGAGCCGAGAAAAAGATTCAATTTGAAATAGCAGACGTTCAGGTTGAGTTAGCAAAGATGAGTAAAAAGGGTTTGCTGACAAGCTACGAGGTTCCCATTCAATTAAATATTACAAGCCTATGATTGCCACTACTCAGACCCTAGAGGATTAAAACAATGAAATTATTTGATCGGATGCGCGACGAAACCCGTGGCGGACTCTATGACGGAATCCATGACTGCACAGTTAACTTTAAAATATGGTGGAATCTTGTCTACCGCAAAAGTCGCTACGACTACCAGATCATTGCTTTTTGGTATTGGTTGAATTATCGTTCAGAAGGTAGTTGAAATGAAAAAATCAGTATCGTGGCGTGATCATGCGATTAATCGAATATCAAACTCCCTCCTTGAGTATGAGATGCAATGCGCTTGTTTGGGCGAACAAACCAACTCTAAGGATGCCCGGAAGTATTGCAACGACCGCTACCCCTTCGGAATCAGGGAACATTCACCCTACAAGATATGGCTTGAGGAACTGCGGTTAATTCAAAAGTTTATCGCGCTAGGCAAGCCATTTAAAACCTACCCTCACTGGCGAAATTGTGTAAACTCTAGGGGGGAGTCGTGGAACAATCCCAAAAGTAAAACGGTTAGTGAAGGTCAATTAAGTTTGTTTTAGTCCCGGCAACTCCAAAGAAGCTCACTCTACCTAGTGGGCTTTTCTTGATCGTCATCTGAATCATTGACAATCTTTTTAATAAATTCCTCAATAGTTAATCCTTCATCCTCAGACCGAGACTTTAACATCGCCACAATTTGTTGGTCGTTTGCTTCTATTCGAGCTTGCAATACGTTACCCGCCAAGGTTGT